TGCACCGGCTCGGGCAGGTCGAGCAGCCGCAGCAAATGCGAGACTGCCGATTGCGTCAGGTTGAGCCGCTCGCCGGCTTCGGCCTGCGTCTTGCCGAAATCGGTCAGGTACCGCTGGAGCGCTCGGCCCTTCTCGATCGCGCTCAAATCCTTGCGCTTGAAATTTTCTTCGATGGCGTACGCCGCCATCTGCTCGTCGCTCAGCTCGCGCACGATCACCGGGAACGCCGTGTACTTGTCCCCGGCCTGGCCATTGCCAGGTACCCCGAACTGCTCGTTGAGGTACCGAAATGCTGCCAATCTCGTGTGCGCGACCGCCAGTTGCACGCGCCCGTCCACCCGGCGTCCCGTGCCGGGCTGGATCAGATCGTGCTCGGCGATGCTGCGCGCCACGTCCATGACGTGCGCCGCATCCTCGGCCCGCACTTGCCAAGGATTCGGGCCGCACTGATCGAGCGGAACCAGCTCAGGAATCCAGATATTCTCCATCTCACACTTTCCTTTCCAAATGGGCCAGGCCAAAGCCGGCGACGTGGCCGGGTTCCCGATAGCCTCGAGTTCAGGCATACGCTTCCGGCGTACGCCGCCGGCGCTGCTGGCACTCTGCCGGCCATGTCCACGGACATGCCGGCCCTCACACTCCGGGCCGATGCCCTTCGCCACACTTTCCGGCGAACGCAGCGCGCGCCCGCAGCAGTTACACTTGGGCATCGTCCATCAATTCATGCCATCGCTCCGAGAGCGTATCTCGAAACAATTTGAGATCGTGCCCCATCGCTGTCGCCTCTTCAAAGACCTGCTGCCAACTGCCTTCGCGCCAGGCGTGTGCACGGATCACCCGGCGGCGATCCTCAATAACGCTCAGCAACGCCAGCAGCGTCTCCAGCGATCGCACCCGATCCCAGGCTTCATCCCGCGAGCTCAGCATCCGTCGCCTCAGCCTTCTGCGCCTTGCGAATTGCAAGCACCCAGCCATCAATCCGGTACGCCAGAATAACAGTCAAACCGCCAGCGCAACAAATGATCACCAACCCCACGACCACTTGCCAGTCTGCATTGAGCAGCCGCCAAAGCGCAAAGCCGGCCAGGATCGAGAGCACACCGTAGACATACGCCGAGATGCGATCTAACTTCTGCGGCCAGGGAAACCAATGCCCCACGGCCAACACCAGCGCCGTCAGCAGCGCGCCGGCGATCAACGTCGCCCAGGTCCATACAACCGGATCAATCTGCATGTTAGACTCCCAACTCATTAGATAGATGCCTTATAAAATCTTCGATGTCAGCAAGGCAACCAATGCTATAGATTGCTGGCTGAGTAGGAAAGTAACAATATTGCCGCCATGCAGGATACCAGTGAACCTCGCCCAATTCATCACCACGATGGGTATTGCGGCAACTCCAAACCGATGTCTTGGGTTTGTCTGCCACCTTCACAAAATGGATATATTGATATTGAGTTTTCATCTAAACTCATTGGACGAAAAACGTCATTCCGGGCGTACAATTCAATCAGGCAGGCGAAACGCCTACCGACAGTACCTTAACAACTAAATAGCCTTCGGGAATGGACACCGTGAATGTGTCGCCCGGTTTGGCATCGCCCAGTTTATGCCCGACCGGGCTGGCCGTACTGATCTCGGTCGGCCCAAAGGCGGTCAAGACCAACCGCCGCTCCATGATTTGCTCTCCCAACATGAACTGGATCACCTTGTCAATGTTAGTTGCGATCGACTGCCGGCGGAGCACCTGCGAGCCGGGACATCTCATTGTCTTTGCCAATGTTGCCATCACATCACCCCACAGGCCGCCCGCCCAAAGCCGCCATAGCAATAATGATCACGACCGCCACGGCGATGACCACGAGCAATATTCCGAACATGATGCTCTTACAACCGCTTATCTCACTCCCGCTCGGTACATCATTTCCGCCCAACATATCACTCATCTTGCGCCTCCTTCTGTGAACAATAACGCCGATTACTGATACTCACCTGGGCGAGTAGGTGTAGGTAAACAGGGGAATTCCCCAAACCAAAACATAGCCGCCCCCCGCATCGCCTCGATGATCTCATGCAATGAGCGCTCCTGGCGCTCCAGATTCATGATGACCTGGTTCACCTCCTCCACACTCCGAGCGAACCAATACCCGGACTCGTCGCCGACGATCAGCCAGCCGGCCCGGCGCAGTTCCGAGATGGCCGCCCGGATTGCTCGATCCGAACAACCGGACAGCGCGCACAATTCGCACCGGCTCACCTTCCGCGCGGGATGCACCCGCAACGCCGCCAGAACAACCGCAGAAACAATCGTCATCGGCATCTTCCACACAGGCAGGCCGGTAGCTGCCCGGCATCCACCGCGGCCAGGACATCCTTCGCCTTTTGTTCCAGGCGCTGGCCGTGCTCCTCCGAGCGGTGCAAGGTATAGAGGTACAGTTCGCCCGTGTTCCGGCACTTGTAGATGATGAGCGATTGCTGCAACTCTCCGTACCGCATATACATCTGGCATTGATCCATGTGCTCGAAAAATGCCCCGCGATCGAGGACTTTGGAGAACCGGTCATCATCCACGGATTTGATTTCGAGCAACCAATCCTCCAATCGCCCATCAATATGCCCCCGGAAACGATCGTCGAAGGGCGCCACCAGCTCCAGGTTGTGATCCCGCACGTCCAGGCCAGCCAGGCACATGCGCTCCAGGATGTCAGCCTCGTGCACATAGCCCTCATGGCAATAGCGTTTCGTTTGCAGATTCGGCGACGACCGGCCGTGCACCATCGTCTCGTAGAGGTAGCGCGGGCATTTGCCGATCGTGCTCATGCCCAGATAGGGCCGATCCTCAAACTCTGTCAGTACATCTTCGAGCTGGCGCCTCAAAATGTCTGGTTTCATAGATCTCCTTTTGACATAGACCGGGCGAGGGCGCCACCCCTCGGGGACCTTCAGCAGTGACTGCAGTCCCAGGCTCACCCTCTACCCTGCACCACCCCACGATGCAGAGCGTCACACTTAGCCGCCCCGCCTGCTGCCCACAGGCGCTTGGCCGACCCGGTCATTCTATTCGCCGAACGCGCTGATCTGGATCGCTTGCAGGCAATACGGGCTGAACCAAATCACCTCACGTTTGCGTCCCTGGCCCCCGCCATGCTCGCTGTATCCCATCGAGTGCTCCCACATCACCGACGTCCAATCCGCCGGCATCTGGTGTTCGCCCTCATATCCGCACAGGGCGATCCGCAGCAGGCGATTCAGTCCATTCGTGATCGCCCATTCGCGGACCTGGTGCGCCACATCCCGATCCTCCTGGCCGTAGACGGCCTCCGCACAGCGCCGGATGCTGTAGGGAGGATCGAGCAGGACACCCGTCAATCCCAGCGCCGTCGTTTGCGAGGGCCCCAGCACGCGATGCCACTCGCCACACAACACCCGCACGCTGCGCAATCGCTCCGCCAGCGCCTCAAAATAATCATAGACATCAGCGTAGCCTCGAATCCATACGCCCGGCGTAAAGGGACGGGGCATCCGGCGCGGTGGCCGGTGCTCATCGTCCATCGGCATGCTCTGATCGCACCAGGCCCCGCCGATCCATTGACAAAGCCCCCACACCCACCAGCCGGCTACCTGGCAGTCATAGTAATGTGGATTATCCAACACGCGCTGACGGAACTCGACCTGGTTCAATAGCCAGACGTGCCGCGCCTGGAGGTCGGCCTCATTCACCGGCCAGTCGGCCCACTCAGCTACTCGGCCTGGCTCAGCCTGAATCGCCCGCCAGAAATTCGCCAGGTAGCAATCCTTGTCGTTGACCGTCTCTGTGCCGTAGAGGCGCGGGCGTCCCAACAGCACGGCGCCCGAGCCGAAAAACGGTTCCACGTAATTGGCCACGTGGCCGAAACGTTCCCAGATCAAGTCGACTATCTTGTGCTTCCCACCAAAATACGGAAAAGGTGCTTTCATCGCTATAGCCCTAGCATCTGCTCGATCGCCATCCAGTATGGGTTTAGATTATTCTTTAGATGGGACAGATAAATCTGCGTTGTCGCTGGGTTGCTATGATGGAGAAATTCCTGTACCGCCTTCAAGTTATCACCCGATTTCATGGCTATAAAGCCACCAGCGGTATGACGCAATAAATGTGGATGGATCCGCTTGGGATCGAGGCCCGCCTTGGCGGCCCAGCGCCGCAAGAGTCTGCCGGCAGAGGCAGTACTCAATGGCTTGTTCTGGCCCACCGATTTCACATTGGGCAGGTGCAGGGCCGCATCACTGTGCGCGACAAAGATATACTGGTCCGGCGCCATCTCGAGCTTGCCGGCCGCTTTCAAATATCCATGGATTGCCAGGTATGATACGCCAGGCAGCTCGAATTTGAAGCCAGCGCCAATATCATCGCTCTTGCCACCCTTGCCACCCTTGCCCTGCCAGGCATAAAAAAAATGCCCATTATTCTCCGTAATGTCGCCCCATCTGAGACGGAGAATCTCATGTATGCGGCAGCCGGTGTAGATGAGCGTATGAATCAATGCAAAGTCACGCAGGCCGATCACGGTGCTGCGGTCAATTTTGCGCAGTAATGCCGTCGTTTCCTCCACGCTGAGCGCCCCCGCGTTGGCATAGGGATCAACCTTGGCTCGTTTTGCCGAATCCACCGGGTTGCGCGAAACGAGGAAGGCCTCCTTCCGCGTGCGTGGATCGGGATAGGGGAACAAAGTCCCCAGGAAATTGAACAACGAGGACAATCCAGACAGGCGCAGATTGATCGTCGAATCCTTCAGACCCCGCGAGCGCATCTCGTTCTGCCAGCCGATCACATGGCTGGACATGACACGCCAGGGCCGAATCCCGCCCGTGTACTTGAAGAATGATTTGATCGCCTGTTTGTAGCCGCCCAGCGTGTTCTGGCTGTTGGTTTTACTGCACGAGGCAAGCCATTGCTCATACGCAATCGGCCACACCTGATCCTTGACCGCCTCGTCGTCGCGGTCGTCAATCCCGATGCTGGGTTGTAGAGGCGCCTCCGGGGCGACAATCCAGGCAGGTAGCAATTTCGTCGTCGGGGGTGTGTCAACGATCACCACTGGCATGGAACCTCCTATCTCAACAGTCGTGCGGCAGCCAGCGCCAATGCTCCAAACACCAGCGCCCACCAATCCAAGCGTGTCCAGCGTGGCTCACTCATGCCGAGCCTTCCGTGAACGGGAATCCATCATCGCCAAAATCAAGGCCACGACGAAAAGAACCATCTCAAAACAAGCCAGGAGGGCAATCCAATCCCGTGTGCTCACAAGTCGGCCCCTATGACAATAGCCACGACCAGAATAAATAAGCCAGCTACAACCATGAAAATCATCTTTGCCTCCGTCGAGATAGACTTCCGCGATAGGTCACCAATACCATGCCGATCCCCACCAGCAGCATGGCGATTGGAATCAGTGGAACGCCAGACTCGCCGCCGGCAACAGGCAGCGTCACGGGCGGCATCGCGCTGGGCTGCAGGGTCGGCATCGCGCCTGGCGTCTTGGACGATTGGCCTTGCTCGGATTGGCGCATTGGCGCGGAAGTGGCCAGAGGCGCGGGTGTAGGGCGCCAGGGAAGGCAAGGTTGCTGGACGCCATTGTCCTCGCACCATGGGGGCAGCGGACTGGTGAACGTCGCCGGCCTGGGAGCAGTCGTCGCGGCCACCGTTAGCGCCGCGGCGAGGATGCAGAAGCAGAATACGGAAATTCTTTTTATCACGATGACCTCCTGTTGTGGTAAGCAGTATCAGTAATCGCTGTTATTGGCTACCGGTCAACCGGACCGGCACCAAGCCCTCAGTGATCATGTGCACGCGCTCGCGCACCGAGTGGGTCAGCTCCCACTCGCAGAGTTGACAATGCCCTCGCCCGTCGGCGATGCGGTTTCCGGCCTCGAGGACAAGGCCGCAACGAGGGCACCGGACTTGGCAGCTTCGCACGATTTTAGGTGCCGGCCAGATACGACACTGCTTTTGAACATCTGACCACAGCCTGGGCATGTCCACGGACCCGCTACCTTGCGCACTTTTTTTGATGTGCGCTTGATCTTTTCTGGACTGGCGAACTGCAAGTCCTGCAATTCTTTGCGGATCTCGGCAAAGAATTTCTTGGGATCGTCCAGCACTTCGCGCCATTCGGTCTCGGTCATGCGGACCGAAATGGTATGCTCCACTCGAGTCTCTACATTCGTTTGCATCTTGTCTCCTCAAAAATATGGACTGGCCTCCGAGGTTCCCCGCTCTCGTGGTAGAACGAGAGCGGGGACATCCGCATCCAAACCCCGGAGGTAGGGGACCTGCTGGTCAGGCAGGAGATGCGGAGAGGATCCATCTATGGCATATAGAGTCCCGGAAGGCTGCACCTGTAACGTGCAGCGGTCTTGTCGAGATCCTTCTGAGGCAGTGCGTACCCTGTCACGATGATTGGGCGGAAAAAGTTCTTGAAGCTGATCACGAGCATCGCCCAGGTATGGCCCCCGGCGGAGGCTTTGCATCCCAGAATGATTCGGCTCTCGGCGCAGTTCGTATAGTACACTTTCGGGCTGCAGATCCCCATCCGCAGCATTTCCTGAATCACCTGGGTGTTATACTTTTGATTGGTGTGGCTCTGGAGCGCATGATCGGACAAGGGCAATCCCGCAGCGTCGAGACTTTGCAAATCCTTGTCGGTCAAGGTTCCCGCGCGTGCGTGGGACAGAGCCATTGCCGGGGTATAGCCCAGCATCAGTAATAAGGCGAATATCACCAAAGCGTTCATCACGATCGTCATCTCATCCCTCCGCTCTGAATGCCCGCAGGCAATCGAGAATGTAGGAGATCTCGGCTTCGTCGTGTTCGTTCTTCGTCACGAAGGTGCGCGCCAGGTTCTCCAATGCGGATAGCACCTCAACAGAAACCTCCACGGGTTCAGCCCCGTCGGGCTCTGGGGTGAGGTCCTCTAGAAACCCCTTCATCAAATTCGTGACTGATACGAGCTCACCAGGGAGAACTTTTGCCATTCACACCTCCGGGATAGCCGGCGCAACCAGGTCCATCACCCGCGAGATTGCGGTAGCCAGATCATGTCGAACTGCGACCCGCCCTTCCCACTCGACGCGCCACTCATCCGTGTAGAGCAAATAGGTGATGATCATGCCGGCTCCAGGATGCGCTTGCCGATCTCGCCGACGTTCAAATATCCCAACTCGATCAGCCGATCGCGCAACAAAATCGCCGCCTGATCCGTTGCAACTCGCTTCTCACGGACCGACAAGTCATACAGCGCTGCCGCCATCTCTTCAGTCAGCCGAACTCGGACTTGTCTCGGCAATCGTTTCTCTAGCATTCGCACCTCTTATATCTACAGACATTGAAATTATAGCTGAAAGCTAACAAAATAACCGTACCTAAAGTCACTGGTTTTGTATGACAAATATCCTTTTTTAGTCTTGAGAAATCGAATCAAATGACCCAAAACTACAGCTTGGAGGCTATCATTATGACTATGGAAGATTTATCTCGTTGGCTGCTTGAACATCTGGAACGAAAAGGCTGGACTCAAAGCGAGTTAGCCCGTCGAGCTAATATAAATCAAGTAACAATCTCAAACATCATCAATGGGAATCGGGGATTAGGCCTGGATGTGGCCATCAAGATCGCCGATGCACTCTCGATTCCGCGCATCGAGATTCTCGAACAGATGGGTGTGCTTCGGCCCCCCCCACCGACGGACACGCCCAACCTCCGCGAGATGAATGAGGCGTTTGCCTATCTCACTACCGAGGAACGACAGAATTGGCTGAGGATGCTTGAAAACTATGTGGCAGATCGGCGGGGATCCTATCATGCGGGTGTTGCAGACACTACACTTTGATCTGGCGCTGCTTCAGATTCCGCGTGAGGATTGGTTCAGCATTCTCATATGTCTCAATGCCCAGCGCAGCCGGCCATGGCGCACTGTCGAGCGCCGCTTGCACATCCTGATAGAGCCTAGCCAGGCGAGACAAGCGTTCGAGAAAGCCTTCTGTAGGGTCTAAAGGAGGAATAGATGCGAGGCATCGTATTGTTCGTCATGGTGGCCTTGCTGGCCGGGTGTTCTGCTTTTCCCAAGTCATGCCAGGCACAAGCAAAAGATTATCGAGTAAAGATAGCGCCCCTTGTCACCAAATTTTCAGACACGCTCAAGCTAGCCGATTCCACGCCGCGTATGAGCCTGCCCCCGATCATAAGCAACCTTCAGACTATCCGGCGTGACTTGCTGGCCGTGCCTGCCCCGGAGTGTGTGAAGACTTCCACTACATTGCTTGCGGATGGAAGCGATATGGTTGTGAATGGCTACATGCACTTCATGGCAAATCAGGATACGAATTCGGTATCACGGGACTTGAATACGGGGATGAGTAAGTTGATGGATGGGATCAGTCAAGTGGTCGCCGTTGCCGAAGGCGCAAAAGAGACGCCGACGCCGGCCTGGGCGCTGAAATAAACGGAAAAAGCCGCGAAGGAGGAATAGAAAGGAGATCCAATGGAACAAACGCCACAATTCAACAAGCCCGAATTTGCCGCCGAGATCGGGCACATGGAATCAGAGCTTGCCCAAAAGGAAATGACGCTCAAGGAATTGGATAGCCAATGGCTGTCGGCAAAAGGCAATCGCATGGCCGGCATTATCGCTTTGCTGATTGCGATTTTAGGATTCTTGTTTTTATCCAGTCTTTGGTATGTCTGGGGGTTTGTAGGCTTGATTGGTTTGCCGACCTTCTTCGTGGCCCTATCTGCTAAAAATTGGGCTGAGAGAGAGAAGAAGACCATCAGCCCCGCCATTGCTGATTTGCGTGGCAAATTGGCCGAGAAACGCGCGCTGCTGGCTATGCTCTAGTGAGACGAATAACCTCGATTACTGATACTGGCAAAACGGAGGAAACGAAGGCACCGAAAGAGGAGCAAAGAAGGCCAACCAGTGCCCACTTGATTTTTTGAACCGGTGCGCACCAAGCTACTCAGATCGCATAATCAAGTGGGCAGAGGTTGGCAATTTCAATTTTGCTAGATGGGGTTCAAGTGGTCGGAGGTTCAAATCCTCTCGCCCCGACTTTTCAAACCGATGGACACCTGAATAAGCATTTCACGATTCATGTGTCCATAGGTCGCCGCGATCGGGTCAAGTCCCCCGGCTGCTGCTCACATAATTCGTGTGTCTCGTTTCAAAAAAAGCCTGTTTCAAATTACATGCTACTGGATTCACATTATTGATACAGGCCAACTCGAACCGGAGGACACATGAATTCCCTGCCTTTATCTAAAGCCATCGAAGGTTTCCTGATCAACGCCGCAGCTCGCCGGCTCAGTCCCAACACCGTGGACTTCTACATCAACATCTTCAAAAAGCTCCAGCGCTTCTTCCCCGGCGATCCCGACATCGGCGACATCACGACCGGCCAGGTCGAGCAGTTCCTGGCCAGTCTCACCACGCTGTCCAAGAAATCCCTCCTGGGCCATCACGCCGGCTTGTCCTCTCTCTGGCGTTGGGCGGCCAAAGAAAAGCTGACCGCGAGCAACATCATCCGCGAGATTCAACAGCCCCATCCGGAGGAGCGGATCGTCAGCCCTTTCACGGAGGCCGAGGTCAAGGCGATCCTGGCCGCCGTGGACAAGTCAAAGTTCTACAAACGTCCAGGCAAACGCGAGTGCCAACACACCATTGCCACCGCGGCGCGCAACCGGGCCTTGTTGTTCGTGCTGCTCGACACCGGGATGCGGGCGGCTGAGCTCTGCGGGCTGCACATCAACGACGTGGATCTCAAAGCCCGGCACGTCAAGGTGATGGGCAAGGGGAGCAAAGAGCGCCTGATCCCGTTCTCCGCGCAGACCGGTCAAATCCTATGGCGCTACATCGCCCTGCGCAAAGACGAAACGGTCAACGCGGTCCTGTTCCCCAGCGCGCGCACGGGCCGGGAGCTCCCGCCCCGCGAGTTGTGGCACGTCGTGTCGCGCATCGGCCGGCGCGCCGGCGTCGCCGACGTCCATCCCCATCGTTTCCGTCACACATTCGCCATCCAATATCTGCGCAACAAGGGCGATGTCTACACGCTCCAGGCTATCCTGGGCCACACCACGCTGGACATGGTGCGCCGCTATCTCGCCATCGCCCAGACCGACATCGAGGCGGCCCATCGGATCGCCTCGCCGGTCGCCAATTGGCGACTCTGACATGTCCGCAGACATGATTGGCTACGCCAATCAAAAAGGCGAGCACATGCTCGCCTTTTAGTATCAGTAATCGGCATTATTCACGCACTCAATTCAATCACCACACCCGTCTGACCATCCGGGCCATCTCCGCCCGGATCTCCACCATTGCCGCCTGCGCCACCGTCGCCGCCCGTGCCGCCTGTGACATCCGTCGTCCATGTCCCGGCCTTGCTTCCATAGCCTAGCAGAATGATTCCGCCATTCCCGCCCGGCCCGCCGCCGCCGCCGCCTGCTGTGCCAGCCCCGCCACCATACCCCGCGCCGCCATCTCCACCGTTACCGCCATTGCAGTAAAAGCACCCGCTGCCAGTGATCGTGTTGGCAAATACTTTAAGGTGGGTTGCATTCCAACCCGACCCGCCGCCGCCGCCACCGCCGCAACCCGCGCCTCCTCCGCCACCAGCTGCGCCTCCGTTGTTGCCATAGATCAAAAAATAAGCAATGACATTCTGCACAAATATGATGATGGTCCCGACTGTTACAGCGCTCGGAAGCGATTTGTAGAATGAACTGTTCAAAAATCCAGAGTATGCGTAGCCGGCAGCCTGTCCAGCACAGTTATCCGCAAAACCTGCTGCCCCGCCTGCTGAATCACCCGCGCCACCTGCCGCGCCGATTAGACCGCTGGCCGCATCCACGTAAGTAGAAAGAACATCTGTTGCCGCGCCCGGTTGGCCGTCAGCACCCACCGCATTGAATCCGCCATCTACACCCGCTGGTCCATTCCGTACCGGGAGATATAGAACCGTCATTGGAAGTAGCGCATTTGTGCAAGCTGTGCCACCTAATCCGCCCGCCACGTCCGTGCCTGCCCCGCCCGCCGACCCGTCAATCGTCGCCGGGTCAACCTCGTAAATGCCGCCGTTATTCTCCAACGGCGGATTGCGCACGAAAATCGAATACCCGTTCGTGATGAGTTTGATTCCAACGTTCACGACGAGCGTGTTGTAGTACATCGGGCGTACTAGTTCTGTGTCCACAGCAATCGTCACGTCACCGTCAGAACCGTCGCCGAGCAACATCGTAATCGAAGCGCCGCCGCCCGGAATCGTCACCATCGTCGCGTCGTTTCCAGCGTCATCCGTCGCCGTGACGCCCGCCCCGGCAAAATTCAGATTTGCGCGCTGCGTCAGTCCGGCGCCGCCCTCATCCTTGATGATGTGGCCGGCAGTTGGAATGTCGCCTGTGCGCGCAATCGTCGCGGGCAAATCAGCGTCCGCGACAACCTTAAATCCATATGTGGTCGGCGTCAGTGCTCCCAAAAACTCAGAAGGTGGCCCGGCGTCCAGGCCGCTAACGACGTGTGTCGAGCCGACCAGGTTGTGTACCGCGCTTCCCGACGAACCACCCTCCAGGTTGACGTTTTGAATCTCGGTCGCCAGGATTTGCGCTTCCCAGCCGAGAGGCTTGCGCCCCACTTGATTTCGTTTCATTCCCACACACTCCGCCAGTCGGTCGGTGTGGCCGTGTCGGTGTCTGCGTCATACTCCCACTCGTACACCCACATGTAGCGTGGGTCGTCAATCAATGTGGCGTTGGGGGGAATCCCCGGCCCGGCAGGCAAGTCCTCAAAGAACACGATAGCGGGTTGCATCGCCTGCGCGTCGGCAAGCGAGTTGTCCATGTTGTACCACTTGCCTCGCCTGAGTTTGTACCGCGCCGTCGTGCTGCGCGGCTGATAGTTGAATGTGCGCCCTGGCCCGCAGCCGCAAATGTATTTTGCTTCGCTTACCCCGCCGCTCTCTGTGACCTTTTGCACGGCTTCCCAAATTTTCGTGGGCTTGTCTTCCGCCACGTAAGTCAGCAGTGCATTGGTTGCGACATAGCCCAGCGAGACAAAACTCGAAAGGGGAATCAGATTATTGATGTGCGTGGAAGCGGCCAGCAATCCGCCAATAGAAGCGCTCTGCGTTTCCAGCTTGAACACATACCCGCTCATCTCGACGGTCAACCCGTCGCTCGATCCTGGCTTCTCTGGTATCGAGCGCGGCCAGGCCAGCTCGCTCAAAAGGTTGTCGCGCCGCGTGATCGCTTCGTCATCCCCCAAGCTGCCGCACACGATCACGTCCTCGCTCAGTCCGTACAATGCAATCGAGTCGGCGTTGGATGCGTAGGGCGTCTCTTTGTGCGAGCCGACCTCTTGCAGCGTGATGCCGTCCACATAAAATAACGTTCCGTAGTAGGCATTGAAAATGATGCCAAGGTCGCCCGCTGCGTCGTCAGGCGCTTCAAACATGCCAGAGAAATAGTAAATTCCTTCTGCCGCAGGAGTTTCGTAGGTATACAAAACATCCGTCCCGGCCGACACCTGCATCCTGACAAACCGCCCTGGATCCTCCGGCCTAAAGTGAGCATAATTGATAAATCCACTGACCTTGTACTTTCCGCCGGGCACAACCGCGATGCCAGTTGTTAGAAAAATCTCTCCGTCGTAGGTTGTCATGTTGTGGATACACGGAGAGCAGTCCAGGTAAAATGACTTTGTTCCATGGGAACACCACGACGTTTCAATGCTCAGCACCGGATAGTTGTGATCTACATACCCGCTCGCTCCCATCCACCCGCGCGCCGAATAGACCCCCGTCCCGGACTGAGTTTGTGCGTTGGGTTCAGCCTGGTACGCGCTGATCGTGCCAATCTCGGCAGAGCCGTTCAGCAGCAGATTGCCCGTAAAGTGGCTATAGTTCACCTTGAGCGAGTTGACGATGCCGCCTAGATCGCGGCGCGTCGATGTTCCATTGTGCGTGTAGGTCATCGCCGTGATGAGTCCCTCGAACACCGGGGTACTGCCGAACGCCTCTATGACGTGATTCCCGATGCCGGTCAGGAAAAGCGTTTCCGCCTCCTGCCTGGATACGATCGGGTCATCCTTGCCGGTCCAGAAGGTCCCCTCCGCTGTCCAGAAACCGCCGATGTCACGGGTGCGTCGCCGGTAGCCGCGCATTTGCCGGGTGATGTTGAAGGGCGTGAGACCTGCGGTATTTCGCTTGATGTTGTCGCCCATTGTGAGAGTCATCATGTGAGAATAACTCCGATTACTGATACTGATGCACAGCGTGAGACAGACTAATGATCATGCCGCACCTCGCAGAGTGCGCCAGCGCGGAAACACTTTTAATCCAATGTCAACCGCATCCGCTGCCGTGCTGCCGGCCGCCCGTTGCGCCGCCACGACGACGATGCCGCCGCCCGTGGGCAAAAAGTAATCGTCAGGATTTGTGCCGGTAGCATCGGCAAGCCCGGTGATGTCTGTGCTGGTGTAGTCGTAGCAAGAGATTTTTCCGAACGGATTGACGAACAACTCATTTTTGACGCCGGTTCCATTCGCAATGTGGGCGTAGCCTTCGTTGACTGGAATCGGTATCAGACAATCCATGTGAAGGCCATCTGTACCTGTTCCCGCTGTGCGCTGCGCCTGGAGCCTAATATTGCTATTTTTCATGGCAGAGTAGTAGGATGATACTTGACCACCGCAGGGAAATGTGACGCGGCCCAGGTCGTACAGTTTCCAGTCTGTGCCAGTCACGATCACTGCATCATTGCAGGTATAGGTTAGCGCACCCAGTCCATAGATCACCCTCACGAGACACGTTACGCCCGCGTCGCATTTCAGGCGAGCCACGATATTGAACGTGCCGCGCAAGTCCTCGTAATATGAGGAGCTAATCTGATAGGGCGTCAGGGTGAAAAGCCCTCGCATGTTGATCCCGTTTGCAAACGTGCAAACGAGTCCCCCCGATTCTGCCGTCGTGTCTGCGAACACTGGCGTGCCGCTCTCGCACTCCCACGGACTGACGAAATTAGCTGCATGTCCTAATCGGTTTGACCTGAATCCCAACCAGTATTCAGTTAATGCCCCACTGCCACTGTGGGGAACGAGAGAGGTATAGCCCATTCTGCCCGGAAAATCGCCGATGGAATAATTGTAGGTGAATTGTGCTACTGTCCAGCCCGCGTCCATAATTTGAACGGTTCCCGCGATATAATCAATGGTTGCATAGGTCCATCCACTATCAATAAAAGCTCCTACTCCATTATCGTACATTTGTACGCCCGTTTCTGAACTTAATTCTCCCCAGACGGAGCCAGGCACAATGTTTGTGTGAGACAGGGCGCGAATTCCAGGATCAGGGTTAACACTATCTATAGCGTTTCCAACGGTAGTATGCCCTCCCACACTGGAAATGTTTGATAGCGAGATCGTCGTTGCCGCGATGGCTTCCCAAACGGGAAGGCGGTCTATCACGATAGGATAGTCGACGATGCGATTGCCCGGTGAGGCAGGCGGAGAATAAAAGCCGGCCTTGTCCCCGTGCGAGCCGCCCAACACAAGTGACTGGCGCGCATTGGTTTCATTCGTCATCTGAGCGCGCAACCAGATTTGATACCGCTCAGGTGTTTCACCTGCCCATCGCGCGCGCTGAAAATAATCCTCAAGAGCTATCAATTTTGTTGCAAGGTCATTGTGGCTTGTCCCGATCACGTCCACCGTCAGGACGTCGGACACCCTGCCGTCCAGCGCCATGCCGGGCAGATAGCCGCCGCGTTTGAGCGCAAAACCGGCGGTATTGGCCAGCAGACTCAGCAATTTGACATCGCTAACAAAGTCGCCCCCGATCACGAGAGAAAGTGTCATGGCCATGATGGTTTACCCCATGCTCTGTTCGACGGCAGCTCGCCGTTCCCGGCGCTGCATCTCTAGGAGGAGTGCGCCCGTGTGGCGGTCGTCAATGATATACGTGTCCCCGGCTCGATTCGTCGTGTTGTACTGATAATGGGTATTATTCCCTCCACGCAGCGGCGTGAAGGTCGCCCGTTCCGGCCCATCATCGCCGGCCACGAACACCGTCGGGCGATTGACCATCCAATCGCCGCCGCCAGCCTGGTGAATGGGTGCGGATGATAAGGCGTATGCCGGTGACGCAGCCGGTGTGGAAGAGGGCGCCGTCGTCCCTGGCCCCCCATGCAGGCCAGCTTGCTGCAACATCAGGGCTTGAAAGGCCGTGTTCGCATTATTGGCCGCCGCCGCAATCCCGTCAATCTGCGAAATGAACGCATCCACACTCGTGCCCGTCGCCAGTCCAGCCAGGGCAGTATCGATCCCGACTACTGCGTCATGCGTGCTTTGATCTACCAGTCCCCATTTCAGCGCGACGTCGTTCAGCGCCTTCATTTCATCTGAGGTCAACCCGCCCACAGCGGCGCGTTGCTGCAACAGGTCAAACATGATGCGCTTGGCTGCATCGTCATGCGCCTGCGCATTCTGTTCTATGGCTACATTCGCTTCATCGTAAGCCTTTTTGACCTCTGCAATTTTCTTACTGTTGTCCACATAGCTCGTAACCGACTGATTGGCCTTGCCCAACTTGTCGGTTTGCCCCTCGATCTCGCTGCGCAATTGTGCCACTCTGACGGCAAACTCAGCATCCGTTTCTGACGCTTGCCCTTTAGTTGTTGAAATCTTGCGCGTGGCGGTATTCAAGTCCTCGGTCGCTTGTGTGACTTTAGCATGTGCCAGGGCAAGGTCATTCGCACTCATGACATTCTTTGCTTCCGATTTTGCTACCGCGCCCTGCGATCCTTCTAGTTTGTCCAGTTCCGCTTTCAGTTTGGCGGCCTTCGCCGCGAGTTCTGTTTGCTTGCTGCTGTAGGCGTCATTTTCCTTGCTGACCGGGCCGGCCATTGAGATGCTGAGCATGGAATAGGCGGTGATCGTATCCTGGATGGCTTGCCGCGAGGTGGCGGTTGAATCCGCCATCATCTGGTGCTTTTCTGCGTACAGGTCGGCGGCGTCATTCATTTGCGCTGTGGCTTGCGCTTCTGACAGAATGGATTGCGCCATAGTGCTAGACGCTCTCTCCCATTTGTCGGCATAGTCACCAGTCGCCACGGTTGCAACTGTCATTTTCTCTTTGAGATTTTCTATCGTGCTCGCCAGGTTCGCGCCAGTGACGGCCCCGGTCATTCCGGTTTTGTACATTTCGACAAGCGCGGTGGTGTAATCACCAGCCGATAATCTTCCTGTTGCATAGCCTTGCTGCAATAATCGAAGGGTCGTGATAGAATCGGATTGACGGTCAATCGTTGCTGTTACAGCAGGTAATAATGCTGTGCCGAGTTTTATTTTCAATCCCTCGACGCTATCGCTCAAATCATCCGTTGCGACCTCATATTTACGAGCTGCATCAACCGCCTCCTGGCTCAATACCTGTCCTGTTTCGCGTGCCGCCTCGCCCGCCTCTCGTATTCCCCGTGCGCCCAATTTCATCAAGGGTGCAAGGTCAGCCCCGGAACGCCCGAATTTATTGAACAGAAAATCCGTTTTAGCAATCGGGTCTTGAATCAGGTTATATTCATCTGCGAGTTTCCCGATCCCCTCAATCGTCGGTGACACGCCCTTTTTGATTGCGGCCTCTAGCGAGCCTTGAACGGATTGCGCGCTTATGCCCACGTCATCGGCCGCTTGAATGAGCATAGAGGCTTGCTCGGCACTTGCGCCAATCGTGCGAGATAGCTCTCGCACCTCTCCGGCGAATCTGACCGTTTCGCCCAGCGTCGCATCTTGCACGATCTGATACGTGGCCCAGGCCTCTTTTGCCAATCCTATCCCGGACTGAATTTCTGTAAGACTGCCCTTGAGCACATTGAATCCGCTTGCCCCGTTCTTGGTTGCGCCTTCTACATTTGAGAGATTTTTGCTCAAGTCCGTTGTTGCCGCCTCTGCCTTTTTGACAGATTCTGTCTCTTGGTCAAGTGCAACTTTCGCTCTCAAAACTTCGCCAGTCAATGCCTCTAAAACACCGTCACCCTTTCCCTCTGCTGATTGCAAGGCATGCTCCGCCTCTGCAAGTTTCATTGCGGCCTGCTGTTGATTGAACTGCGCCAGGCCCAGTTTGTTGTGAGCTGCGGATGCTTCTGTGGCAGAATTCCCGGCCTTGAGGATATCCTGGGCTACTCCACCCAGTTCGCTCTTGCCCTGGTTGAGAGCATCTATGATTATTTTCAGTCGCGCATCATTCGCCATGTGGATTTATCCTGTCGTGCGGCATCCCCATGCCGTATCAGTAATGAACGTTATTCTGCACTGCGCTCGCGCAGTTCCTCGACGTGGCGCACGATCGTCCAGATATCGGTGTGGGATTCGCGCCAGGCGGCCAACTGGCCCGGCTCCGGGCCATGCTCAGCGTAAAACCGCAGCGCTCGGTAGACGTTTTCGCACGCCGTCATGCGCTGCACGGCGCCCGCCGGCTGGTCGAGCAGCCCGCCCGCGTTGGGCAGCGCCCCCCACCGGTCGTGCTCGAACACCCAGCGCAATTCTCGCGGCGCATCGCCGTGATCCTCAGCACACGCCGCCGCCGCGAGGATCATTCCGGGGGGATGGTGATCACCTCCACGTACAGAGCGTCAATCTGGGCCGCGCACCACCGCACGGCCGCCGGCTTCATCGCCTCGACCATGTCCACGGACATGTCCGGCTCCCGCACCCAACCGGCCACGATCGCCGCGCGCAGCACCTTGCCGGCATTGTCGGCCCCCGACAACCGGCGGTATTCGGCCATGTACCGCTCCACCTCGCCCTGCGTCAGCTCATCCGCGTCGGGCAAGACCAGCGTCAGATTCAATTTTTTGTGTTCGTATCGCATGTTAGGTCAGCGTGGCCAGAGCGCACTGGGTCTGGATCTTCAAATAGTGCGCGAACACGGAATCATAGGTGTCGGTCAGCTCCACATCAAAGGTCAGCCGGCCATCCTTCTCGCTGAAAAACTTGGGCGTCTTAAGCATCGTCCCAGCAAAGTCAATCTGGAAGAGCTTGAGCGCCGACGTGCTGCCCGTCGTGTATTTGACCCGGACGAGTTTTTGCCAGACCGTGTTGACCCAGGCATCGGCAAAAGTCTTCATGCCGGCGTTGAATTCACAGCTCAGCTTGAGTGTGACCTTCCACGGCAACTGGTAGACGTCGCCGTGATATAGATTGCCGATATAGTCGCTGTACTTGACGCCGGGATCAATCTCCATGCTCAGCGAATCCACCGTCGCCGTTAGGGCAGTATTGCCCATCGTCCCGCCGAATGCGTCGAGCTTGACAGTACAATGCGTGCCCTGGATCATCGTGACCGAGTCATCGGTCAGAGCCGGCGCGGAAGCAAACGCGCCGCCTCCCGTGATCGAATACCCGCCCAGCGTCGTCACAACTTTGAGCGGCGCGGCCCGGTTGTCCTGCGTCAGCGCGAGTTTGGTGGCGACCGCGCCGGTGAACTTGTAGACGCCCAGCCCGTCGCCGTACATCAGCGTGCCCCAGTGCGGCGTCAATTGCGTCAGCAAGAACCCGTCGTACGCGCGCGTGTACGGCGCGGTCGTTCCACTTGGTGTCACCGTCCCGAACAGCCACTCGAGCGGATAATGGATGTGCTCGTAACTCGCCCTCATCGGGATCGAGCCGGAGGGATTTGCGCCGGCCTGGTAGGCTGTAAAGTTAGCCGCCGCCCCGCGTTCCTCCGGCACCAACTGGACGTCGTTGCCGGCGTCGAATTCCGGCGACGCATCCACGATCGCCAGTTTGACCGTGGGCGGCGTGACCGCCGTGATAAACGCCGTCTGGAACACGTGCTCGATGTGAGTTAATGCCCTAATCTGTGCCATGTTTCCTTCTCCTCTTCTGCAGGGCGCGCCCTGCAAGTTCTGCTTCTGAATCGTCAACGCCGTCGGCCAGGTTGATCACACCGGTGAGCGTCGCTTCTTCGATCGGTACAATGGGTTCGCCTGGCGCATTGTCTTTGATATAGAGACGACTCGCCAGCAGCGCCTCTACCCCGCCGTGTTGTCCAGCCTCATCCTCGAGCATGTCTCGCGCCGGCACACCGACGATGAACTGGCCGGGATTCCCAATGTAACGCAGTATTGTGCTCAATGCCGCACCTCCTCAAAGCTGTAGCGATACAGCTTGGGTTGCTCGATGTCCGGCCACACGATTCGATAGTGATTGACGACGTGGCCGCAGCGCACGCCCAGGTCGCACATCTGACGGAAGCCCGCCTTTTTCACGTCCTCGGCAAAGTGCGAGTCGCAATGCAGCGCATCACCCGGCTTGATGCGGAACTCTATTTTCTCCAGCACGCGCCGGTGAATCAGCGTGCAGCCCAAACCATAGCCCTCGACCTCGCACACGTTGCCCCACGCCGCGCGCGCCTCCGCCGGCTTGCCTGAGAGCTGATATCCATTGCAGTAGGCGTTCCAGACGTGGCCGGGCTGGCGGTAACAATAGAGACCATAGGCCACGTCGGCCTCGACGGCCGCCAGGCGCTGGAGCGCGTCGCGGGGCGGGACGATGTCATTCTCGACACACAGCATCGCATCCCATTCTCCGGTCAGGCACAATGCCCGCCCGAGCCTGTACGCATTGAGCACATTCACCCGGCCGTCCGGGCTGGAATTCGAGCGCCATTGCATCCAGGCCAGCGGCCCGGGCCAGACCAGTTGGTGGATGGCCACCAGGGTGTTGAGATATAGATTCCTGACGGGAGTGAAACAAAAGATTTGCATGGTTTCAGTATCAGTAATCCTTGTTATTCAGCACTGGATCAGCTACGATTATGACAATTAGAACGCTTTAGCACGCAAAGTTACAGATTTTCTCACCCATTGACATCCTACGCTATATAGCATATAATCATATCAAGAAATCAAGAGGAGATAAAAATGAAAACCTTCAAGATCATAAGCAAGAAAAACTATGACGGAACCAAAAACTTGTACCAGATTGAGCGCAGTGACAAAATCACGCCGCTCAGATACCTAGTTTTTGCCAGTAACGATGAACAAGCGCAAGAAATATGCAACGAGTTATCCGCTGACATCCCCGCTGCCGTATCGAAATGGGACATTGATGTAAGTCGCAAGTAGCCCGACAAAGCCCTGCTGGCGGGGCGATACACCAGCAGAAAGGCCAAAAAAAATGGCTGTCACAATCACAATTAAGGGTGACGAACAACGCGCCAATGATATAATGGTTGAAATCGCGGAATCCATTGACAAACAATTTCTCCCCGTAAACGTCTATCCCGGCAACAAATTCCAAATCCATGAATGCCCGGACGGCGTGCGCGATATCGTTGACGAAATCGCCAAAGTACCATCGATTCCCGGCACGCCTCCCGACACTTCCCTTTTTTTGGGAGACGAGCGCCGCGCCTGGCTCAAATCGCATGGTGGCCTACAACCCGCCATCTGCGCGATGGTTGATCGCGCCATGAAACGCAATCCGTAGCTGATTCAGTTTTCAAAGTTCCACGCCGCGCTCGCAAGCGCGGCTTTTTCGTTTCGTGACAGTATCAGTAATGACGCTTATTTGCTACCCCTGGTACCGGGTGACCTTGACCGGGATCGTCTCGCGCTTGAATTCCTCGCTCCCGATCACGATATCATCAACCGTCGAACCGCTGTCCTCCAACTCGATATAGTTCCAGTTCACGGTTTCGCGGTTGTCCATGATCACATCGGCGATCATCTTCTCGATCAGATCAATTGCATCCTCGGCATTATCCGGCCCCCAGGTGCTGCCGGCGACCGCGTAGGGCACAAACACGAACACCTGCAAGGAGAAACGATCGTCATACGTATTATCCAGTGTCTCGGTGAGCCGCTTGGATCCGCCACTCGATACCACGACCGCCGGCACGGCGCTGAATGTTGCCGGGCGATAGTTGAAAACCGCGCCTGCTGGCAACCCAGACCCCACCAGCGCCGTTTGCAACAGTACCGCCAACGCATCGCGGCTCGTCTCGCGGTTCACTGAATTCGCACTCATACCAGCAACCTTTCCACGACGAGTTGAATCCGCCCGCCATCGCAAAAAGTCTGCAGCAGGTTCATTGGCGTATCCAGCCCCGCCCGCTTGGCCACCTCAGCATTGACCGTATCCAGTGGCGTGCATTTCATGCTGGCGATCTGCGCCACGGGCGCGCCGCGCTTGCCGCCGCTCATCGCCGGCGGGCGCTTGGTGCTCGCCGTCACCGTCGCCAGGATCGGGAAGGTCGCGCCCACGTCCACCCGGAAAGCCTGCACCGCCACCGCGCGGATCGGATACTCGGTGCTGCCCACGACCAGAATGTCACCGTTCAGAATGTCCAGAGCCATCACTCATCCCCGATCAGGAAATGATATAGATCACGCGCCCGCCGTATTCCGTTGGCTGGCCGACGTTCACCGTGTCGTATTCGGGCGTGACCGCATCCGAGGCCACATCCTGGCTATAGCCATCCACGCGCACCACGCCGGCGCTGAATCCGCGCGCCCGAGCCAGGCTGCCGCCGCCGTACTGATTGCGGAGCTGCACCGCCAGGTCCACGTAGGCCTGGCGGATCGCGCCCAGGTCCTCGCGGCGCGGTCCCACCGAGATATTGACGACACGTGCGTACCATACCGACATCGTCTCACAGCAGGCCGCCGCGGCCGCGCCCCAACTCCCCTCGCGGGTCAGCAGCAGTTGGAGCTCCTCGTCGGTGAAATTCGTCCCGTCGGGTTTTATGCCGGCGCCGCTCGTCACGTCGCCGATGGCGAAACGAACCTTGCCGATGTCGGTCGTAGTGTCGTAGGTAAAGCTCACGCTCCGCCTCGTTTCCTGCGCCGCTTGACCGGCGCCGTGACGGATGGAACGACCGGCGGCGTCCGGCTTAAGCCGGATTGATCAGTCGGCTCCAGCCGCAGAGCCACGCAGGCTTCACAGCGCCCATCGCCGGCGTGTGCAGCATCAACGTTCTCAGCCCACCACTGGCCAGTGCAAGGCTTTCCGCATTTGGCGCACGTGTTGGGCAAGCCGATAGATGTCTGAATCATCTGGCGCCTCCCCCTGCTGCTATTTGCCGCACATCCACATGATCGGCGTAGAGTGCACCGCTGTGTCTGATGAAAATCCGGTCGTCGTGATAGTCAGCGTCGCAGTGATTTCAGCCGGCCACAACATGCACATGGTTGGCGTAGTAGCAAATCCATGCGCGATACGCGCTCCACTCGCATAGGTCGCCGCGGTGCCATATTTAAGTGGCCCGGTAAACGAGACCCCTCCCTGTGATAGAGTACTGGTAATATTCAGCGTGCCGCTCACGACCGTATTGCCGGTCGTGTCCGCGACGGAAAACGCCGACGTGTCCATTGTCAGACCGCCGTTCAGCGCCGTCGCACCAGTCGCGGTCGTCGCTCCTACTAAGGCCGCAGTGCCACTCAGGGTCACCGGTCCATTGAGAGTAGTCGTCAGGAAAGCAGACGATCCAGTCGCATTGAATCCTACGCTCTGACTGATCAGGCTGGTGGTCGTGACGGTCACAAAAGTTGCCGCGCCGGCATGCGACTCAGCCCCGACGAACGCGCTTTGTCCATTGACACGCATGTTCTGGAACTGTATAAAGCCCAGCCCCTGGCTAATCACCGGCTCCGGCGCCGTCTTGACGATATCGGCGTACCTCGGCTGGATCACGCCGAGGTCGTAGCCAAACACAGCCAGAATAGCCAGGACGGCTACTAGCATGACCTTTCCGATCTGGATCCACTGATCCCTGGTGATATTCATCTTTCTTCTCCTGCAACTGGGGCCGGACCCTCGCCCGGCCCCAGTATCAGTAATGGAAGTTATCCGACGCTCAACTGATCGTCGGGATCACGTACAGATTGTCGTCGTGGTTGTAGACGCACACGGCCGCCGTGCGGTCCTCGCCCACCCCCACGCCGAATTCGAAGAACAGGATGGCCTGCTCCAGCGGGAACTGGCGAATATGATCGCCGGCCAGCAAGATGCAGCCCAGTCCATAGCTCGGGCTCTCGTAGACGCGCAACGGATTGCGCTGATCGAGGTTCCCAGCGCTCTTGTACACCGACCAATACTTGGTTGGCACGCGCCCGGTCGCGCGCATACGGCACGCGCCGAAACTGGTCTCGACCACGCCCAGATAGTCCCCGGCCACGTTCGCCAGGTCGGTCAGCGTTCCGTAGCGGATCGCCGCATCGGGCCGCTTGACCCAACCCGTCACCGTTGCCACGGCCGTCCACGCGGCAATGTCGGCTTGCGCCATCAACAGATCGTAGGGCCCATCGTGCCCATGTTCCCATAGAAGGGCCACGGCAGATTCCAGGTTGGCCTGGGTGATGCCGTCGAGGCGGAGAAAGTGATTGTGCGTATAGGCGAACGTTCCGGCGCGATTCGGTCGTGATGGCGGAACCCACGTGGCGTCCGCCGTCCCGCCGTCCGCGAACGGCATGGATTTGCCCGCGCTGCCCACCGTATCGTAGGTGGATTTGAACAGCCGCGTCAGGACCTTCTTCTGCCAGGCGTCGCTGAGATCGAGCATCCCGGATGCGACATCATTGTCAATCTGCGCCCGGCGCGCCTTGCGCAAAAAGTCCCACGTCCAGCCGAGCTTGCGATCGTATGCGTTGAGCGGCAACATGTGGCCGGTGGTTGAGCCGCGCTTGGCATCCGGCGTCCCGTATTCGGTGTGGTCCTCGAACCCGTTGCTGACGCCGCAAGCATATTCGATAGCCGGTTCGGTCGTGGTGGAGATCAACCCCGCCACCAGCGGGTCACTGAGCAGCGCAGCATTGGCCATCGCCAGGCCCTGCGTGATGTCGCCGATGAGCTGCTCATAGGTCTCGCCGGACTGCAGCGAGACTTGCATCAAACGGGCCGCATCCCAACCAGCCGGAAGCGCCCATTGCTTCAGATCGTTTGGTCCCAAAGTTGCCATGAATCACCTCATTAGGTGGATCGCACGGCCTCGATCGGCCGCACGAGAACGGTCGCAACGCTTTCCGCCACGCCCAGGATGCACGAACAAGTCCCCACGGCGTTGCTGAGCCGGCCCGCCGTATCGCTGACCCAGACCGTCCCGCCGGCCGTCAGGTCGGTATAGCCCGTCACCGGCCCGAGCACGACCACGTCGCACGCCTCGCCGAGCGCAACACTGGACCCGCCCAGCGCGCCCGACACGACGATGCCGTAAGCGTGGGCCGTGTCCAGGTTGGTGCCGACCGCCTTGCTCACGTTCGGGATCGCGCCGGTGGCGCTGTCAATGTAGACGATATCGCCGAACGCCAGCGCCTCAGTCGCCTTGGCGCGCCGGATCACCGCGCCCGCCAGGGGACGCACATCTGCAAGAGTAACCGTAATGTTTGCCATGCTTCACCTCTCAAGTCGCTCGCACGACCTGAGCCGGTCGCACGAGAACAGTCGTGGCGCTTTCCGCCAGACCCACGATAGTAGATTTTGCTCCCACAACGGTCGAGAGCGCGCCGGCCGTGTCGCTGCTGGCCCAGATCGTCGCGCCGGGCGTCATGCCGGTATAACCCGTGACCGGCCCGAGCACGACCACGTCGCACGGCTCGCCCGATGCGACGCTCGTCCCGCCCAGTGATCCTGACACGACGATGCCGAACATGTGACCCGTCGCCAGAGCGCCTGGCGCGCATTTGCTCACGTTCGGAATGTTGCCCGTCGCGCTCGAGATATAGACAGCCATCCCGAAATCGAGCGCAGCCGCAGCGCACGCCCGGCGAATCATCGCGCCCTCCAGGGGACGCACGTCTGCCGTGACGCAAGTAACTTCATTGGCCATCGTGGCCTCCTTATGCTTATGCTGGTAGTCTGTATCGGCGGCGAAGCTCTTCTTGCTTCGCCTTGGGATCAGGTTTGCCTTGCCCGCGCTTGCTGGCGTCAGTCTCTTGCTGCAATGCCTCGGCGCCGGTGTTCACCAGGTAGGCGTTCTCTTTCACCAGTTTCTTGAGCGCCTCGTCCACACCCGACACCTTGCCGTCCTCGTCAATCGAGACTTCGGCCAGGTCAAGCAACTGGTACGCCACCTCGGGCCGGTGGAACTTTAGCTTGTTCGCCGCCATCTCAACGGCGTGTCGGATGAGAGCATCATTGACCCTGGCCTCAGCGTCCGCCTTTGCTTTCTCGGATTCGGCGATCTTGGCTTTGAGTTGCTCCACCTCGGATAATTCCGCCTGCCTGCGCTTGGCTTCGGCAGCCCCGATCTCGTCAGTTTGCCTCTTGCGGGCATCGCGTTCCTTTTGCAGCGCCGATTTCAGCCCACTTGTATGTGCCTCGTACAATGTCTTGGCCTCAGCCGGCTGCTTCTCCAGCCAGGCCTCGAAAGTCACTGTCGTTTCGACCGCCGGCTCCTGGCCGACTGTCCCTGCGGGCGTCCCGCCCGGTGTTGTTCCTATAGCTTCGTCTGGCATCTCGCCATCTCCTGTTTCTGAAATTGTCAGGCATCACGCCTGGAAATCACTCGGTATCAGTAATGTGTGTTATTCTGCACTGAATCATGCTAGATTTCTTCCTCAACAGTCCAGTACCCAGAGTAAGATGTATCTTTCAACGTGTCGGGGAATGTGGCATAAATTTGCACATCAAATATCCCGTCTGTTGCCACGTCTGCGACTGAGTAAGCCCACATAAATATGCCCGATGCCGCCGTTACGATTGTCAAAGTCCCGGTGATGTCACGAGTCGCCCCGTTCAGTTGCGAGCGAATATGCCCGGTCAAAGTCGCGTCGGTCAGGTCAACCGGAGTTCCGTCGTCACGCAACCATGTGATCGTTTGCCCGGTATGCCGTGCATTCTGTACCGCATTCGCCAGTGCCATTAGACAGTCCCCGTGATAGTTACAAACTCGCTGGGTGCGTCTACCGTTCCAATTAGTGCTGGTGCTAGACTAGTTCCGACTAATGGCGGCCCAAACGCTTCGCCGCTTGCAGACGGCCCCGCTATTTTTCCTGTCAATGCGGGCGCAAGTATTGTTCCATCGGATGGCCACGGACGCGGAGCCGCGACGTTGAATGGTGTAAAGAATCCACCCAGGTCTGATAAACCGCGCCCGCGCTTGCTTGCCACATTACGCCCTCACATGCCCCAGGATGCGCCGCGCCAGTTCCAACGCGCCCATCACGATGGGCGGAATAAGCACGTTCCACTTTCCGGGCCGATCAAACCATCCCGGCCCAGTTGGAATACCCCACGTTCTAACACGAGTAGGATTGCCAGTGGAAGGCCCACCATCTACCATGAAGGGTGTGAAAGCCTGACCCATGACGCTGCGTCCGCGTCCGCGTTTGTTTGCCATGCGTTACACCCCTACCGCCAGCTCAGAGATCGCATCCAGTGCCGCGTTGGTCGAGACGGCCTGGCTCATGTGCACCGTCGTTCCGTTCGTGCGGTAGACTTCCAAAGTGCCCGCGTTGTCCTTCACGCGGCTAACCGCTTTCAGGATCGCGGTACACAGCGAGTCCAGCGCCGCCGTCGCCTCCACCTGGTCAATGTCCCGGCTGAGGATCGCGTCGGCAATCTCGGTCGCCGCGTCCGCTGCCAGCGCCGCTGCCGTCATCACATTATTTGCCATCGCGCCAACTGAGACGTCCATGCGTCCACTGACCAGTGCCGCAGGAATGCGCCCATCGAGCGTCGTGCCGGTGTCCACCAGAATGTCATCCACAATCCCGTCAATCGTGGCAAGAGTAGCTGGAAGAGTCGTTCCCGTGTCCTCCAGGATTGCCGCTGTGTCTGCTTTGACAGCGGGCAGGTCGGTGTCGTGGATGTCGGCAATGTGGGTATGCACAGCCGCCACGTCAGTCTCAATGGTTTAAGCATGCACATGAACCGCTGCCACGTCGGTGGCGATCCCATCTACTACCGTGTCAACCGTTGCCAGATTCGCCGCCGTTGCCAGCGCCGATGCAGTTATGGCGTCCTGTGCCTCACTCTGTACTTCCGCATCCCACGCCGCGTTCCACGGGATACCCGTCAATCCAGCGCCCAAAGCACCGATCACAGCAGTATCAATAAGAATTGCCGCCGTGTCAGCCTTGACGGCCGGCAAATCCGTATCGTGGATGTCTGCCACGTGGACGTGAACTGCTGCAATGTCGGTGACGGCTGTACCGACATCTGTGTGAACATCAGCCAGGTCCGCGTGAATATCGGCCAACTGATCTACCACCGTGTACATCACATTGACAGCGGTCTTGGCATTGGCCGTGCTGGTCTTGGTGATCGTCGTGATGATGTCGCCGTTCATCTCTGCCTGGGTCAGCGTGAGATAGTAGACGCCCGACGACGTGGCGATCTCAGTCGCCTCGTTCGTGCAATCGGTGAACGTGCCGTGATCTATGGACACCTCAGAGTCTAGGCCCGCCGCCCCCGTCACCAGGTCGCCGTCATTGTCATAGATCGGAAAATGAACATTGAACGCTGCGTTCTTCTTACTCGGCCAATCTGCCATGCCTCACCTCCTAGTTGCTTCCGCCGATGCGGGCGATCAGTTCCTTGATTCTATCTATACGACTCGCTCTCTTTTCAGGCTGCTGTTCCAACCGCCGCCGCCTCTGCTCCTCTTCCACGATATGCTGTGTACACAGCCAGTCGTCACCGTCCGTCATTTCCTCTATGCGCGTGATGAGGCTGGGGCGCAAGTTCGTGACCGTGATCTTGGCACTGCGAGCGCGAGCCAACTTCTCTTGCCCACTCCCCTCTCGCGTGTCAATCTTGAACATGAGGAAAAACGGGTCGGCCTCATCGCCCGGCACGATGTCCACCAGTTGCGCTCGAAAGTCGCCTTTGCGCCTGTGCCCGATTGCGTACACCTTGCCGATGGTCAATTCTTTGTCCACTAGTTCCACCCTCCAGCGCGAGCGCGCCTGCTCGTTGGAATCCCCCATGTTCGCAGAATGGCGGGTTGTCCTGGCGGCACGTATGCCCCAATCACCCCACCGTCGTCATTGATGACAATTTCATCCAGGTAATAGACTCCCCGATCCGCACTCAAAATCGAGAGAGCGCCGAACTGCAACTCACGCGCCAGACGAGTGTCATTGTCTACGTTTGAAATTGTCTCCTTTAGAGTGCCGTCAAGGTACAAAGATAGAAACCCGTTGTTAGCGCCCGCCGCGCTTGACGCCTTCCAGTCAATCTCGATGTAGTGCTCTCCGGCGGAAACTGCACAGTAATAACTTGTGTTGAGGTACGTTCCAGCATCGTCGCGCACAGTTGCATAAATGTTCCACGTGCTATTTGCCGACCGATACCATAGCCACAGTTTGAAATTGCCCGTGCCTGAACTGTACGAACAGTTCATCAGGCAGATGTCATTCCCGTCCGTCGCGGATAGAGTGCTGTTTTTGTAATACAAGCGTAGTCGGCAACGAGTCTTGTCTGCGCTGAACGACTTGACTCCATAGATGTCGTTCGCATCATCCACATTGACGCTGACGCCATAGACTGTCCCCGCCAGCTTCGCCGCAGCCGCCACGCTCAAATCGCCGCCATCTGTAACAGCGGAATCGAAACTGAGCGCCGATCCAGTCAGCGTATTGTCGTCAAATGTCATGTTGCAGAGTTGCGTCATCGCCTATTTCCGTAACTTATTCAGTATCAGTAATCGTGATTATTCCTCAAGCACCCGCTCGATCTCATCCGTGACCATCCGCGTCACCGTCTCGGTTTCCTCGTCCAGGACCGCATCGGTCGTGTGCCATCCCACCGCTTTGGCATATAGCGATTGTCGCCCTGAATCCATCAGCAGCGGCCCATAACTCGCATTGTTCCCGATCTCTGCCGTCAGACCCGCGTTGCTGGTGGCGATCGTCCAGCGCCGGCCAAAGGTCTGGCTGCCGGGCGATTCGCCCCGACGGTAGGGCACCTCTATTTTGCCCTCGCGCAACGCCCAGAAAAAGTACCGGCGCTGCTTGTCGCTCTTGAACGCCTTGCCGTACACACTCGCCCGCGTCGGCCGCTTCGCCTCTGGATAGACGTCAATCTTGCCCTTGACGTGCAGCGCGGCCGCCTTGACCGCGCCCGTCACCATCCTTAATTCCTGCAAGCTCTTGATCTTGGCCAGCAGCGGCTCAATGCCCTCGATGCGGATCGTGTCGCTCATGCGCCCTCTGGTAAAACGATCTCGGTATTCGTCCAGCATCGGCAGCGCGGATGCGCCGGCGGAAACGCATCGCCTCGAATCCGTTTCCCCTGGCGCGGCCCACATTGCGGGCACACCAACTCGTCTCGATTGGTCTGCCAAATCTCGGCGACGCGGATGTCAGGATTCTCGTCCTTGATGATTTCCACCCACTGCAACTCGCCCTGCGTGGCCGCCCGCGTCACCTCGGTCGTCGCAATCATGCTCGCCCGTGTCGTCGCGTAGAGTGTCCGCCCGAGCGTGTCCTGGATCGTCGGCACGAACTGGGCAAGGGCTGCTCGCAGATCGCCCATCGTTTCAGCCGTTTTGAAATAGATGCTGACCGCCGTTTGCAGCCCCTCCCGCGTAGTGCTGTCAATCAGCCGCACCAGGTCGAATGAATATCCGCTCGCCCAGTCGGCTGCCTGCGTATTGACCAACGTCCAATTCACTGCCAACGTCGGATACTGCGCCGCCGCCTCGCGGGCCGAGGCGATAAAAATCCCCTCCAGGATCGGGCGGATGGCCGCCTGCGTCTCCTGGTTGAATTGCTCCCAGAGCGACTCGGTCACCGTCACGCCCTCGAGATCCGCCTGCAGTTTCATCTCGGCCACGAGTCGCTGCAACTGGCTCGGCTGCAGCCCGGCCACCGCCGCTTGGAGTCGTGCCTCCCACGCCGCGCGGTCGCTCAAGTCAGCCACCGCTGCCTCCCGCAGTCGCCGCGCCCGGATAGGTGGCGAACGTCAAGTTCCGGATCTCGGGAGCCGCCATCATCTTGTCAATTTGCTCCTGGCTGTAGCCTGCCTCGGCCCAGATCTGGAAGAGTGGCACCTGCAACTTTTCTCGCTTCAGGGCTATCCGCTCCAGCTCCGCCGTCTCATCGCGCACGGCCGCCGGATTCCATTGCGTCTCAATCGCCGGTTCCTCGTCGAGGCCGGCGCCGCCGAACGTGTTAGCCAGCCGGCGCGCCATGCCCAGGCAATCCTCCCAGGCATTCCCGAAAGTGATTTGCCTGGCCTCTACCTTGGACACCAATTTGCTGTTCTGCTCTTTGAGCGTCCCCTCGGCGGCGATCTGTTTGGTCATCTGGAATCGGCTGACCGGCGTTCCCGTCACCCCCGCCAGGCGCATGATCCACCCGTCGAGCACACTCTCCAGCCCCGAAAGGGGAGCCGGCTCAATCGGGTCCAGTCCGGCACTCTCGCTCGACGAGCCAATGATCTGCCCTGGTGCGATCTTGAGCAGGTTGCTGCCATCCTCTGCCGGCTCCTTGCCGTCTGTCGTCGGAATCCAACCATGCGCAAAGAGAATGCGAAAGCCCGCCGTATCACTGGCCGCGGCCAGATCTAGCGCCGTTTTGTTGATCATGTCCTGCACGTCGAAGGCATGCCAGAGTTCGGTACGCAGAGCTGGATTCTGAAAATGAATCGCCGGGATCCCCAATGGCTTCCCGCCAATATCAACCCACCGCACTGGCCAGGCCTGGCCTTCCTCCTGGAACTCGGCCCATTCTCCGCCTTTGCCCATCACATATTTCTCGATGCGGTCGGCATAGTAAAGCGTCATCCGTTGCAGTGTCTGCCGCCGGCCGGCGTCGTCGGTTATCGTCTCTGTCCAGCGTTTACTCACAAACAGCATCGCCTGGCTGGCGTCGTCATCTGGATAGTGCGCCCTGCATCCGAACCCGGTCCCGCCGAGGCTCGGATCGGTATAGCGCGGATGAGGATAGAAATGGATGCGCTTTGCTTTCTGATCCCAGTCTACGATCACAAAATGCTCGCCATCCAGGACGGCGCCGGAATGTACATTCCGCTGGCCGGCATCCATCCGATTGCTGGCAAAAGTCTCGGCGATCCACTGCCCCACCGCCGGTGCCTGACAGGTGAATGATTTGATCTGCAATCGCTCTTCGACAGCATCCACCACGTCGCCGCAATAATTGAGGCAAAATTTGCCGCCCTGCTCGAATCCGAGGTACTGGCGCTGGCGGTCAGTCAACCGAACATCCTGATCGCCGTCATAGTATTCGCGCGCCATCAGAATGTTTTGCTGGCGAGTCTTTTCCTCGCCTTCCAGCCACTGCAGATACGCCAGTTCAGTGAGAGTAATATTCATTATCAGTACTCGTATGCAAAGCCCCGTTGGTTGGCCGCGCCGGCCAACTTGTTGAACGCGCCTGAGCTGGCGTCGCCTTGATCTCGATACGTCCCGCTGGGGATCGCGCAGATCTCCTCAACCCAGGCCTGGTTCCACGTACCCCGCACCAACTTTACATTTCCCGCTTCCGCCTGAGCCGCGAATGGCTCCATCCGGACGTCCTTGTTGCCGGTGGGCCGGTCGGCGTGAACGATGAAACCGGCCAGGTTGCGCGTCGTGGATTCTGCCGATTCTTTGCCACCGCTCCCAGGCTCTTGCTCATGCCAGATATCCACGCGCCCGCGCGCCTGATCGAGTTGCGCCGTTTGTTTGATATTCGTCTCGCGCTCCAGCGCCGACCATTGCCCGCGCACCACATCCTCGATATAGTAAATGCCGCGCGCCTCTGCAATCAGAACGCCCGCCGAGTAGGCCCCTCTGCCCATGCTGCCCGCCTTGTCCCAGTAGCGCACACGCCGCGCCTTGGACGGGGCCACCTCGACAATCTCAAACCAAGCCCGCTTGAACCGGTTGCCTTCCGGCGCCCGAGGCACGCCCTGGTACTCGGCGTTCCACACCTGGCTGCCCACATCGCGCTTGATCGAGTCGAGCGCGTCGCGGCTGAAACGTCGCGGGCAAAGCGGCTCGCCGGGCGCGCGCCCTAGCAGATCGGGTAATCCGTCCGGCAATCCCAGCCGCTTGTTGCTATCGTCGCGCTCGTCCTGCGATTCCGCCAGCGCGGGCAGGCGCACGATCGTCCACTCGCCGCCCTGATCGCCGATGAGGCGACCGGCCAGGTCGTCCTCATGCCAGCGTGTCATCACCAGCACCACGGCGCCGCCTTCCCAGATGCGCGTGCGGAAAGTGGACTTCCACCAATCCCACACGCGATCGCGGTAGGTCTGGCTTTGCGCCTGCTCCCAATTCTCAAAGGGATCATCCACCAGGCCGAGCAGCGCCCCGTGGCCCGTGATTGGACCGCCGACGCCCGCGGCGAGCATCCCGCCGCGCCGGCCTGCGATCCCCCAGTGCGCCACCGCGCGCGAATCGCGCGGCGTGCCCACGGCAAAGAGTGCTTTGTACTCTGCGCTCTCGACCACCCGGCGTGATTCGCGCGACTTGGTTTCCGCCAGGCCAGCCGCGTAACTCGTCAGGATGATCGGATCGTCGGGATGCCGGCCCAGCCAAAAGGCGGGCAGCCGCACGCTCACCAGCTCGCTCTTGCCATGTTGGGGCGGCGCAAAAATCATCACCCGCCGCAGTTTCAACTCGGCGACCTGGTCGAGCACGCCCGCCAAAAATGCGTGCGCCGGTTCCGCAATGTACTGCGGGAATGTATAGTTGGTAAAGTTCACCAGGCGCTTGCGCGCCTCACGCCGCCTCAGCAGCTCCTGGGCGGCCTCCTGCGGCGATGGTTGCAAGTTCATCGTCGGGCAACTCTTCCGCTCGCCTGAATTCAATAGGCGCATCGCCATCATCCTTGTCGCCGCCCACCAATTTGAGTTTGCCCTCAGTCTTGAGTACGCCGGCCCGCTCATAATAAAGTTTGCGATCCGAGGCCGATCCTTCCTTGCCGATGGCGGCCAGATAAGTGCGTTCGTCCACCTCAGCCAGGTGCGCACCATGCAGCCGCATGAATTGCAACTCCTCGACCCACTCCCTGATCTGCGGCCGGCGGCGCTCCCATTGATACGTCACCGCCCGGCTCACGCCGATGAACGCGCTAAAGTCGTCGCGTGATTTGAGATTGCCCCGGTCGTATGATGCCACCGAAAGCCACACCGCCAACATCGCATCATGCGGACTGGCCTTGCAAACGCTGCGGAGATACAGATAGCCCTCGATCCATGGCGCCTTGAGTTTGTCCGGCAGAGAATCAAGCCACGCCTCGAGCTCCTGGCGCGATTTCTTGTTATGTGCTTCGGTTTTGGCAGTATCAGTAATCGCCATTATTTCCGCTCAATCGCAAAATCCAGCAAAGTTAGTTGGAGTGACATAATTCTCCGCACAAACGTTTCTCTTGACAACGCCACCATTCTCCGTAGAATTAGAGATATGAAAACACACGTCGCCTTCATTCAGTCAGAGCCGCTCGCGCGCATCAAGAGCGGGATGAAAACAGTCGAGTGCCGATTGTCAGTCAATCGCCCGCTCGCCTGGAATACTCAGCCGGGCGATTTTATTTTGTTCAAGGAAACCGGTGGCGAGATCAAACTGCGCGCGCGTGTCGAGTATGTGCTCAAATTTGAATCGCTTACCCCGACTGACATTCAATCCCTCGCCGAGCTTGTTCAGCCCTTCAGCGGCGCTGAAACCAGTGCATATTTCACGCACAAATCGAAATCGCGATACGCTGTCATCATTGGTTTGATTGATGTGACGCCAATTGAATTTCCTGCATCAGCAACTCCCAGAGGCATTCAATCTGCTTGGGTGTCAAATTTCCCAATGGCTCATCTTGCTACAGATTAGCTCCTTTCACGTCCTCTATTCATAAATCAAGTTTCTTGCTGTCTGCTCATCCATCGCAGGGCCGATATATTCCCAAGTGCTCGTCAGACGATTGATGGCAGGTATCCAGGCGCGCATTGCCTTTCCCGTCGTTTTTCCTCTCGACGCTGCAAGATGCGGTTTTCGAATACATTGCCACTTTGCATCACGCGACCAACGGATTATCAGTGTGGGCGATGCGGTCGTGATCAAAGTGCGCCGTCCGATACCATGATAGGCACTCGCCACATGAGTGATCAGCGCATTGCCAATCCCGACACCCTGATAATCTGGCAAGCAAACCGCGCGATGTCCCCGGTACACATTCTTGGCAATCGGATGTGGTGAGGGCAAGACTGCTTGCAAAGCCACCGGCTCGCCTTTCAAAAATGCCACAAAGCATCGGGCACTTTTGTTAAAGGACTGGTTCAAATAATGATACGGTTGGAACAAGCCCCAACACGAGTGATGCACGCGGCTAACCTCAAGTTCGATCTTTGGGCGACATTGAAGACACCTCCGCAAGAACTCGTTGGTATGCGGTTGGTATACCCAATCCGGCTGCAGCCATTCCTCAACATCGTAATGACATGTCACCGCGATGAACTTTTGACCTCTGCGCCGGACCGTCTTGGCAATCGCGGCACTTCCGATTTGAGCGACCGTTCTGTCTACCACCGAAGTGAATTCATCCATCACGGCCAGGTCGTTGTTCTCTGACAGCAATCGTGCCACATTAACGCGCATCTGCTGACCGGTAGATAGAACTCGGAAAGGCCGCAGCCACAGTGGAGGAGATGAAAAACCGACGCTCGATAAAATCTCTGTGATGTCCTTGATGCCCATCTCGGGCGGAAAACCATCCAATAACGATTTGTCATCCGGCCATTCAAAGCCGGAACAAACCGATGTGCCAAATAATTCACGCGCGATGGTCGTCTTGCCACAGCCAGACGGACCGATGATCAGGCCGATGTTCCACTCAAAATCTAGTGGCAAGGAAACTTCCCATCGCTCCGCGCTGTGCTCGCAGGGAGGCACGTCAAAGATGCCGGAAATCTGCATCACGCGCGCTGTCTGGATGATGGGCGAATCCCTGACGATGGTTGCTTTCAACTGATCAACGCTCTGCATTTCAATCCTTCCGACATGAATTGCTCCAACAACTGCTTTTGATGCTGTTCGGATGAACATTCGATGACGATCATCCATTGTTCTGGAATTTCATCGTTACTCACCTTGCCATCCGTCTCAGCTTGAGCCAGACTTGCCCGCAATTCCTTCAGCCGCTCCTCGGAACCCGCCGCCAGCGCCGCCAAGCCCGCGCCGCGCTCGCGCTCCACGTCCTCTGCCAGTTTGGCAAGTTGGGCCTCGTCGGGATTTGCGCGTTTTGCCAATTCATTGTCCGCCGCCAGGTAAGCCAGCACCAGCGTCTCATCCCACTTGGCCGGGATCACGTCGGCACGCAATTCGGTGAACCCCTCCAGCCGTGCTGCCGCAACCAGCCCGTGCCCGGCCACCGTCAAAAAACTATTGCGGCCCCGCGTCAGAGCCTGCACCACGATTGAGCGCACCTGCCCGAATGTCCGCAAACTCAAGCGCAAGTCGCCGATCTGCGCCTCATCATGCTGATTATAATTGCGCGGATGTGGCCTCAGCGTCGCCAGCGGTATACATTTGTTAATGATCTGATCCGGTTGGCTCTTGGTTTTCATCTTGTAGGGATAATGGAGATTATCTGTCCGGCTTCACAATCCGAATCCGGTGATCAACGAATTGAACACGTCGGCGCGCTGGGAGCCTTGAAGCCACGACATGGATTGATTGATCGTTCGCAGGCAACCCACAAGTTGAGCACGCTCAGTCTTGAGCGCTTTTTCCAATCGCCGCTGGACCGCTTCGATCAATTGGGTGCGCTCGCCATCCGTGAGATTGCCCTGCCAACTCTCATCCTCGACGAGGCCGGTGATAATCCCTTCGATCAAATCACCCATGGATCCCCTTTCAATGCACTTGCAATTTGATGTAGGTAGCAAACCACATCACCAACGTTCCAATCCCCGATCCAATGGCCAACCAGGACAATCTGCGGATCGTATCCATTCCGCGCTTGAGATCATTGACGTCTGCGATCAGGCCGCCAGTGCCTTTTTCGCCGCGCAAAGTAATCTCGTGTTGTTTGGTCAATTCGATCAGTGGCAGCAATCGTTCATTGAGAACGGCCAACTGGATCGCCGTGGCAGTGTCGGGAATAGAATCGTGAGTAGGATTTCCGGTTGGAGTTAGCATGATCCCCCTTGGGATAGGAAATAAAAAACGGCGCATCTCCTCTAAGGAGGTGCGCCGCGGCAAAGCACGTGGCGAAAGGTTTACGCGCTTATGTTATCATAATCCCTGCCTGCCGTCAAGCGAATGACTCCCCTTTTCTTCCACGGGATATCCCTTCTTCTCTTTAAATTCTTTCTTTTTCTTTTCTTAACCCTCTGGGTGCATGCCTTGGCATCAGTAGGCCGATGCCAAGGCACCAGTAGGCCGAGGATAACCGCGCACATGTCCATAGACATGCCGGTGACGGCGTTCCGCAAATCCTCGGTAGTTCTGGCATTAAAAAAGCGCCTGGAAGGCGCTGCTGATGTTTTACTGGTGCCAAAGCATATGACTTGGCATCGGTATAACTATTTCGGGAAAAGTAAAGTTGTGTTGGAATTAGGCCAGGCCGATGTGAAGTTCTTTTTGCTTCTTATTGATCTCAAGAGAGATCTGATATATTTCTTCTCCAAGCTGACGAGCAAATTCATCGTTGCCATCTTCTTCAGCTTTTCTGGCTTGTTCACACAACTCGTGCTGTCTCTTTCTCAGTTCTGGAATTCCAGTTTCAACCAGAACGATTCCAATAACGTTCCTCTCGTGAGGAATCACTTCAAACATCCAGGCGATATCGTTGCTCGGTGTGGTCATTGCGCGGATTCTGCCGTCTCGAGCTGGGGCGCATCGTCGCCGCACGGATCGTCGGCGGGCTGGTCTTGCTCGCGCCCCCAGGCAATCAAAAGCGCCAGCGCCTTGCCCAAATTGCCAGGCGCATTTTCATCACGGCGGTCATGCGTTGACGTGGTCATGGCGCCGTCACCTCGCCGGAAAGCGGGGGTTGCGAATCGGCGGGCAGTAGGCCGCGCCGGGCCAATTCCTGGCGAATAATGTAGTGCGCCTGTTCGCGTGGGCTGCGAAATTCCTTACTCGACAATTTCCGAAAAGCTTCGGCCTCATTGCCAAAAAGTCTGAACCTGATCAAAATATCGCTCATCTCCTACCTCCTACAAATTCTTGAAGCTCTATTGCCTTCCTTATGTCATCCATTGAGGCTATCGGCTCTGATGGCCATCGCATCTGCTTGTCCGCTGCGTGATCAACCTCGCCAGCCTCTTCTGCCGCATGTCTTCCCGCTCCCCATGCTCCACGCAATTGATTGAGACTGTACTTTTTATCCATCTTACTCCTTTGGTAGGCAAGCGGCCTGTTTATGTACTAGACAGAAACCATGCCTTGGGATCGAATCCATGTTCTTCGAGCCAGTGATCATGTTTCACCCGCATATTCTCCGAGAGTTGCTGCACCTGGGCCGGCATCAAGAGCGCCAACCTGGTCCGCGCGCTCAGCGTATAGATGATGTGCGGATCAATGCCCTGGCGCTGCACCTGGGCAACTTCCATCTCCTCCAGCCGGCCGAATGCCCCGATTTCCCGATTATCGTTACGCATCCTGCCAGTCAATGCCTGGCGACCGCAGGGCACCAACTCGGCCAGGCGCGGTGCTGTCCAGCGCTTGGCCGGCGTCCATTCAGTCTTTCTTTCTTTTGGGCGATGATCCGTCTCACGAACAATCTCCCATACTCGCCAGGCGATACGCCCCAGCAGGGGGGACCAAAAGGTCGAGGCGTATTCGCTCACATCGAACCAACCTGCCTCTTTGGGATCATAGTCCGGTAGAATAAATCCCCGTGGCTCGATCTGAAGGGCTGGATTCACAGGCTCCGGCTCGACTGAGCTCGCCTTGGGTGTATCAGTAATGAATCTTATCTGCACCGGCTGCCCGACCCTGGCCGCCAGCGTCCGCTGGATCATCCCCGCCAGGCGCGCCTCAATCCATTCTCGGGCAGACTCGTTATGCACGGCGATCACAAATCCATCGCCGTTGCACGAAACACAGCGGGTCCGGAGGAGCCACTGGTCGAACGTGGCCCCAGTCAACTGCAACTGCAAATCGCCGAGCGCAGCCTGCCAGATCTGATTAGGCGTCAAATTGTCTACTTTGTCATTCATCTTTTAGAGTGTGCGGAGGTGAGGATGAATTGGGACAGGCGCTACTCGGCGCGCGTTCATTGCATTGGTTACGCGAAGCGCAAACTAAAGCACTTTTTTGAGCATTCCGCCCCAAAGTTTCTTGCGCCGAAACACCGAGATCGCATCCAGACGAGCCACCGCATCCTCCGGGTTTTTCCCAATCAAATCGGCCAACCTTGCCAGGTACAGTCGGCTCTTATCACTGCCGGGGGCGCTATGCTCAAACAAGATAATCAAGGGGACAATGTGCGTCACATCCATCGTCTCAACCTTGCGGATAACTTTGAGATTGAGCGTAGGACGTCGGAGCACGAGATACAAGCCGGCAATCCCAACCCCGGTGATGAAAGCCCCTACGAGAAACATTGCCAAGGTTGCATTGTTCATCTAGTCATCATTCCCCCTCCACACTACACCAGAATGCGCAATGATGAGGTTCCACGCATCGTGAAAGGGCAACCATTTCCCCTGGTAGTCTCCCGGCCAAATTATCAATTTGTGCTTATGGTCAACATGTGCGCGGGGAATGATGTAAGTGTCGGTGACAAGCTGCCCGTCGGGGCAGCACAGGCAGACCAGAAAATCAGCGTCAAAGTCGGTGTGACCCTCGCGCCATAGGCAAAACTGGAAACGCTTGCCATGGTGGCGGTCGCACTGAGTCAAATGGCTGGCTTTCACTTCGATTGTGACCTGCCCCGTTTTCAAATCTGCCTGGTGACTGTGCTCGCAATGTATCCCCAGACCGTGTAACAGGTGCATCACGTATTCCTCACCGAATAGCCCAAAGTCCCTGTTTATTGTATGGTTCATCTATCCATTCTCGACGATCTCTGTTGTTTCCGGCAAAAACAACAAGGGCGGCATCCGGCCGGATTCGTATGCCTGTTCGACCTGCGGCAAAGCCCACTCGGAAACGGTCTTGCCATTCGGCAAGAGAATGTCGCCGATGAACGCCTGCTCAAAAGTCTTGATCCCGGCCTCGACCGCGCTCATGCTGCCCTTGATGCTCACCAGAAGCGCCCGCCAGCGCTCGCGGGTTTCCTGTTCGAGCGCCTTCTCCGGGTGCAGGGGTTTGCGTCCTTTGGGCGTGCGGACTTCATCCGGCAAGTCCGCCATCAATCGGATGCGTTTGCCCTGAAACTCGAAAACGACCGCAGCCTTGCCTCGCCATTCCAGGCAGAGAACGTCAGAGACCCCGAATCATTTCAAGGTTCGCTCGATCTCGACCCGGCTGGCCATCGTCGAGACATTAGTCCCGCGCGCGTAAGTTGTCATCCGTCACCACCTCCAGGACTGGATCACCAGCCCCATCCATCCACCGTGATCGCAGCACTCGCACTCGATTGCCTCGCTTGAATTCGGCCAAGTCCTCGATCTTTACCGAGATGGGTCGCCGATCCCACCCCTGGTGACCATCCCATGCCGGCAGATAGGGAACAGGCATCATTTGATTGTTACGGTCACGGATGCCGGCGCCGTTCTATCATCCACCGCCGTTGCCGTGATGATGTAAACGTACGTTCCACGCTTTGAGACCGTGACGGTCTTGGTTCCTGACAGAGCAACCGAGCCGATCCCGCCCAGGCTTGCGCTTTTCGCGTTCTCGCACTTCCACGTCAGAGTGACTTTCCACCACCACCAGTAGCGCTTGACGCTGGCTGAAATGGTTGCCGTCGGCGCTGGCGTCGGTGGTGTAGGTGGTGTAGGTGGCGCAGGTGGCGCAGGCGGAACCGGCTCATCCCCGATAATGTTTCCGCCGACATCTGTTCCCACAGCATACACCATCGGAGTAGCACAGTTGATGAAATGGTTGTCGTGAATCTTATTCCCCGGCCCTTCCAAGCGCACTCCCCATTTGCAGTTGGAGATTGTGTTCCCGGAAACATCCCATCCGCTCTCGCCACTGTTGAGCCAACCGCACACACCAGCGCCCTTCGCCCCATCCATAACATTGTCATAGACTTGGTGGTTAGAGCCGCGCAACGTGATGAAATTTCCACCTTGAATGTTTCGGAAGGCGTTCCCTCGGATGACGAGTCCCCTCGTCCCATTCTTCACGTCAATGCCTTCTGTCTCTGCGTCCGGGTAGTCATCCCAGATACCTAGAATGTCGTGAATGCTGTTCCCCGCGAATAGGATGTCATGCGGCCCGCTGGCCGGCATGTCCGTCCAGTGGCCGATGTAGATGGTCGAGCAAGGCACTATTGCTTTAGTCTGTGCAAAGTCATTGCCGATGAACGTCAAGGCAGTCGCCGCCGCGCCCTCGATGAGCACGAGTCCATCGAAATAGTTCGCGCGAATATCCCAGTCATGGCAGTCATGGAGATAACAGACTTGTGCCTCAGAAGTGTACCGAATATCCAAGCTCGAAATGGAGACAAAATGGACAGGCGCATCGTCAATGCCCGTGCCAAACAGATACGCAGAATAACCCGTCCCAGTAATAAGAGGATATACCCCGTTGCCATAAGCACCGAAGATCAGCCGCGCGGCAGCAGTCGTAGGGACATTTCGAACTCGGATGCGATTGGTCGCCGACGCCTTCCACGCTCCACCGCGCTCCAGCAAAATTGAATCCCCTCCGCGAATCATCCTGCTTTCGAACGCGGTATCAAGACGGCTCAATGTTTTCCATGCCATTGCTGCTGACTGGCCGTCGGCATTGTCGTTCCCCGTCGGGCTGATATAGTAGGTTGGCATTTTCACTCCTTTAGTATAGTCAGATAATTCCCATTACTGATACACCCCTCAAGGGTGTCCTGGGGACTATTTCCGCTTCGCCTTCGGCTTGGCCGGCGACTTGGCAACCTGCGAGCGGCATTCCTCCGAGCACGTCACGCGCTCGCCCGCCGCCCAGCCCTCCTCCTCGTCGCGTTTCGTCACGTGATCCATGCTCGTGAATTTGCCGCATACGTGGCAATTCGTTTCCGTCGTCCAGATCGGCGGCTCGTTCCAACCCGTGCCAGGCTTGAGATCCAACTCCTCGCAAGTTTTCTGGACCATTTCGAGCGTGCGGGGCCAATCATAGGACTGCTTCGGATCGAAACCCGTCCAAATCTCAGACGAGAAACGATGTACGAGCAACATTTGCCGCACGAGGGAATCCGGTGCCTTTTTCTTGCTGAGCACGGAAGGCATCTGATCGTCCAGTGGATCAAAAAGCTCGTCGAATTGCAGCCAGCCGTTCGGCGTATGATAGTGATCCTCGACGAGCTCGTACATCCATCTGAGCGTCATCCCACTCACCTGCAACTGCTCGCCACATGCCTCTGCCGTGTGAAAGATCAGCCACGGAATATCGTGCATCGCCCGGCGGACAGCCGCCCTGGCCTCGCGCCGCTCCTCACGCTCCGCTTCCTCCTGATCGGCCGCCTGGCCGCGGATCTCGTCATCTGCCGGCAGATCAACTCCCTTCGCCCTGGCCTCTTTGGCCGCTTGTTCGCGCCTGAGAACAGTCGGATCGGTCGAGCCCAGCGCAATGACCCTGCTCCCCAGCACATCAGAGTGATACGAATACTTGTAACTGTAGCCATCCTCGGTGATCGGCATCACGCGCAAACAATCCGGCTTGCTTTTGCGCTTGAGTAACACTTTGATATCGCTCTCATTTCCATAGCCCACCTCCAGCGTCTTGACCGATTCCCCCGGCGCCGCGATCGCAACTTTGAACTTGGCCGCGACGCGCTCTAATTCGCGCTGCAACCAGGCCGCCTTGCGCGCCTCAAAACACAACAGGCTGGTGCATGTGGATTCCCCTTGCGTCACCACACGCGCCGGGCAACTCTGGCACGTCAGGCCCAGCCCTGTCGTAAGCGTCGAGGACGACGTTGGCGACGCCGCCTCCGGATCCGCTTCAGGTCGCCAATCCATCGGCCAATGAGAACCTGATCGCGGACTCAGACTGCGCCCATGCTCGTCGAGCAAGTTGCCAATCTGCCGGTCGGCGGTCTCGTCACGTTCATCCGCTGGCGCCTCGGCGATCACCTGCGCCGCCTGGACCACATCCTCTGGCGCGACCTTGGCCAGACTCACGAGTTGCCGCGCGAATCGCTCCGGCAGCGCTCCCTGATTCACCAAGTCCTGCACCGGCTCGGGCAGGTCGAGCAGCCGCAGCAAATGCGAGACTGCCGATTGCGTCAGGTTGAGCCGCTCGCCGGCTTCGGCCTGCGTCTTGCCGAAATCGGTCAGGTACCGCTGGAGCGCTCGGC